CGAACTGTTAAAGGTTACGATTTAAAATCATCTAGAAGAAGTTTAAATTTATTATTTTCTGAATGGGGCAATAGAGGCGTGCACCTTTGGAAAGTAGAATTAAAAAACCAGTTAATGACAGCTGGTACAATTACATATACTACACCTTCTGATTGTAGTGATGTATTAGAAGCTTATGTTTCAACAACAGAAAGTATAACTTCAAGTACTAACGATATATCATTAAATAAAATTGATAGATCTGCATACGCAGCATTACCTAATAAAGGTCAAACAGGACAACCTTCACAATACTATGTGAATAGACAAATAACACCAGAAATTAGTTTATATCTTGCACCAGATTGTACAACTTATACTTATTTAAAATATTACTACATTCAAAGAATTCAAGATGCTGGTTCTTACACTAATCAAGCAGATTTACCTTACAGATTTTTACCATGTATGGTTTCTGGTCTTGCTTTTTATTTATCACAAAAATATGCACCAGATAGAATACAAGCTTTAAAGTTATTATACGAAGATGAGTTAGAAAGAGCTTTACAAGAAGATGGTCAAAGAACATCTTTATACATTTCACCATTTACTTATTTTGGAGATAGATACTAATGGCTTTTGCAAGAGGAAAAAGATCACTAGCAATTTCAGATAGATCAGGAATGCAGTTTCCATATCTTGAAATGGTTAAAGAGTGGAATGGTTCTATTGTTCACATAAGTGAGTATGAACCAAAACACCCACAATTAGATCCTCCTTATCATCCTGCTGATCCACAAGGACTTAAACGTCCAAGAGCAGATGTTAGACCAGGAGGTGGTTGTTTAGTGCAGTTAGATTTATATTACTGGCCAGGACAATTTGATACTACAGCGACTTCACCAAATTCATTTAGTATGCAGCCTGGAATAAGTGGAGATATTATAAATGCAAGGAGATCAGCAACAGTAAGTATTGGTGATGTAACTATTATAACATAATGACATACGCAGAATTATTACAACAGATTAGAGATTATACAGAAGTAGATTCATCAATACTTACAAGTAGTATTTGTGATACTTTTATTAAAAATGCTGAACTAAAAATATTTAGAGAAGCTGATGCAGACTATTCTAGAGAATATGCAACATCAACTTTTAATGCAAATAATAAATATTTACAATTACCAGACGATAACACTGATGAAGGTTCAACTTCTATTAGAAGAGCATTTATTGTAAGATCTGTTGTTGCTACAAATAGTTCATCGGTTCAAGTATCTTTAGAACCTAAAGACGATACTTACATTACTGAATATAATTCAACAAATACAACTGGCTTTCCAAAATATTATTCAATGTATAGAGAAAACGCTATTCAAGTAGCTCCAACTCCAGATGCTGCTTATGCAGTTACATTAGATTATGTTTATACACCTGATAATTTAAGCTCTACAAATACTACAACATATATTAGTTTAAATGCACCAGAATTATTATTATATGCATGTTTATTGGAAGCTTTTGCATACTTAAAAGGACCGATGGATATGTACAAACTATACCAAGAGAAGTATAATGAAGCATTACAAGGATTTGCGTTAGAACAAACAGGTAGAAGACGTAGAGACGAGTATTTTGATGGTTCATTAAGAATTAAACTTAATTCACCATCACCATAAACTATAAGGAGTACAATATATGGCAATAGCACAAGCAGTATGTAATTCTTTTAAACAGCAAATTTTAGAAGGACAGCATCAATTTCAAACTGGCGGAAACGTTTTTAAATTATCTCTTTACACATCAGCAGCAAACTTATCAGCATCAACAACTGTTTATACTTCAACTAACGAAGTAGCAAACACTGGTCAGTATACAGCTGGAGGCGGTACTTTAACAGGACAACAAACTTCACTTGATACAGGTGTAGCAATTGTTGACTTTGCAGATTTATCATTCACAGGAGTTACGCTAACAGCAGCGGGAGCTTTAATTTATAATACATCATCAGCTAACAAAGCAGTGTGTGTTTTAGATTTTGGTGGAGATAAAACAGCAACAGCAGGAACATTTACAATTGTGTTCCCAGCGTTTACATCAGCGAATGCAATATTAAGAATATCATAGAGGTAGCTTTATGGTGTTCGTTATTAACGACAGAGTCAAAGAAACTACTTCGACAACTGGAACAAGTACTATTACATTAAGTGGTGCTCAGTTAGGTTTTCAAAGTTTTTCTGACGGTATCGGAGCAGGTAACTCAACTTACTATTCAATTGCTTTAGGCAATCAATGGGAAGTGGGCATTGGCTCGTTAACGAACGCCACTACCTTCACAAGAGACACAGTAATATCTAGCTCTAATGCTAGTAGTTTAGTAAGTTTTAATACAGGGATTAAAGATATATTTTGTTCTTTACCAGCAGAATATACACCATCCCCTTCAATGCTTGCACAAAAATTTGTAAATACACATGCAACATCTATTACAGAAACACAAACAATAGAATCAGGTGTACTTGCAGGACCAGTTACTTTAACAAGTACTTTAACTGTAACAGGAACTTTGGTAGTAATATAATATGTCTAAAATAGAAGTAAATGCAATTGAACCACAATCAGGAACTACCTTAACACTAGGTGCTTCTGGTGATACAGTTGCTTTAGCAGCTGGAGCTTCACAAACTGGCTTTGGAAGACAAGGAACGGTTAATTGGGATTCAACTATTCGTTCATCAAATTTTACAGCAGTTTCAGGAAATGGATATTTTTGTGACACAACAGCAGGTTCTTTTACAGTAACACTTCCAGCAAGTCCATCAGAAGGAGATATTGTTGCAATTAAAGATTGGTCAAGTACAGCAGCAACAAATAATATTTTAATAGCAAGAAATGGACAAGAAATAGAAGGTAATACTACTGATGGTGCAATCAATGTTCATGGTGATGCACAAACATTAGTTTTCTCTGGAGCATCTAGAGGATGGATGGTTGTAAATTCAGGATTGTTAGAAGGAATTCAAGATCCAGAATTTGTTGCAGCAACAGGTGGTACAGTTACAACTTGTGGGAATTGTAAAGTTCACACATTTACAGGTCCTGGTAGTTTTGTAGTAACAAACGGAGGAAATGATTTAGGTTCTAATTCAGTAAATTATTTGGTAGTTGCTGGTGGTGGAGCAGGCGGAAATAATTTATCAGGTGGAGGAGGGGGAGGTGGTCTTAGAACAAATTTTCCAAGTCCAGCTATAACAGGTTTACCAGTAACGGCAACAACATATCCAATAACAGTTGGAGGTGGTGGTGCTAGAAGACCATGTTCTCCTTCTCCATCAGAAGGCATAGGTAGTCCAGGAAGTAATTCAATATTTAGTACAATAACATCCGCTGGTGGAGGAGCAGGTGGGGGAGGTGGTACTTCTTACGTTTCTGATAATGGTGGATCGGGAGGTGGTGCTCCTGGATATGCACCAGCACCTACTGCTGGTGGAACAGGTAATACACCTCCAGTTAGTCCATCTCAAGGAAATCCAGGTGGAGCAGGAGGAGGCGGAGCACCAAATTATCCAGGCGGAGGAGGTGGTGGATCTGCAGCTGCGGGTGGTAGAAACCCAGGAAGTTCAGCAGGTGGTTCAGCAGGAGGAGCAGGAACACAATTAAATATAGATGGAAATAATTATTATTGGGCTGGTGGTGGAGGAGGCGGAAAATATAATGTTGCTGGAAATGGTGGAGCTGGAGGAATTGGTGGTGGAGGAGGAGGTGGTGCATGTACACCTGGTTCAGGAGGAACTGGTGGTGGTTCTGCAATAAATTCTGGAGGAAATGGATCTGCTGGTAATCCAGGTGGACCAGGTAGTACTGTAGCTGGTGGAGCTGGTGGAGCAAATTCAGGTGGAGGTGGAGGAGGATCTGGACACGCAGGGGGTCCTGGATTAGGTGGAGCTGGCGGCTCAGGTATAGTTATAATAAGATACAAATTTCAATAGGTAAATTATGGCAGGAATATTAAGAACAGATACAATACAGAATTCAAATACAAGTACTATAATTACTCAAACTAATAGTACAACTATTACTATTGGAACATCTGGACAAACTGTTGCTCTAGCATCA